CATCTATTTTTAAAGGCACTTTAGGCCAATAGCCATCCAAAACAGGGATGATTTCTAATTTATCACCCAAATCAGAATTCTCTAAAAGAGAATCAATGGTCTTTTGAAGTAAAGGATCTTTATAACTTGGAATAACAACAGATAATTGCATTTTATTCTTTCTGTATAAATACATTTATATTACATATTACTATGTTAATTCTAAATAATACCACTCAAGATGTCAATTAGATTAAATTGAGGGGTTAAGATCCTACTAAGACAGGAATTGTAGTACATCGACAATTTGGATGGAGAGGAGGAGAGCCTACATCAGCACCACCTATTGTTAGAACCTTCCCACCAACATCTAGGGTATCTCCAACTTTAAAATAATTTTTATTTAATCCTAAAATTTTACCATCCATACTTAGACACCAAGGACAAGTTGTGCCATCCCTCTCTGCTAACCATTCTTTCCCAGATACAACCCCACTCTGTCTATAAGCCTCAACAGTAGCAGAATTACTAGCCCGCATAATTTCAGTTCTAGCAATCGCAGTAGCCCTACTCCCTGTAGCTACCTTAAAGACTTTTTCAACACGTTTCTTTAAAGCATCAATTGATTCTTCTAGTTTATAACCTTCAGCTAAAGTTGCTTTTAGAGAGTCTCTAGTTGTTTCATTAATTCCTGTAATTAACTCGCTAGAATGAACACGCAAGTATTGATAAGCAGTCTCAGTAGTAATATCAAGGTTAGCCCCTGTTCCTAAAAAGTCTAAAGTATAGTTACCTTGTTCAATATATGTTTCTCTAAGAATATCTAACCAAGCCCCAAACCATAATTTTTCCATTTCTTCTAGAGAAGGAATACTAGAGCTTTGCTTTCCTATTCGAAACTTCTTTCGCCAATGGCGTACCTCCTTGTCAAGGATACCCAATACTTGTATTTCTTGCTCTTTAAAAATATCAACAGTAGCATTTCTTAACTCAGGCTCTTTATCAGTTACAAATTCAATAAATTGTCGCCAATAAGCATCCTTAGTTTCATCTGTGAATATAGGAGCAGATTTCGTAACTTTTTTCTTATCAGGAGTGATCCCTAAATGGTCAACATTCTCGTTCGTTAAAAAGTTTCCAATAAAACCAGTTAATGCTGTACTTAATTTCTTTTCTAATTTCTCTCGCTTAATATCCTCTAGTCGTTTAACAGGAATCGGCATCATGTGTTTAAATTTTCTAGGAGCTAATTTTTTATTATAAGGAGTTTTTATTTGTTTAAGTTCTTTCTTACTAAATATCTTTCTTATATTTTTTATCATTCCTTTTTCCCCATCTTCTTCTTCCTCAGGTTTTCCACTCTCTGGTTCTTCAGTAGGTTCTTCTTCTTCAGTTTCTTCTTTGACATCATTTAAAGTATCTCCACCCTCTAAAGGTTCTAAGTTCTCTAAAGCCCTTATTTCATTTTGAGTCATCCATTTCCACTTACGAGCATTCTCATAGGTCTTTAATTTTAATTCATTATCCTCTGGGGAAGGATTTGTAAAATCAAAGAATAAATTCTTGTCACCATACATAGGCAATAAGAATTCATTTAATGCTCCTGCAAACTTAATCATTCTAGGAGTAACAACTCTTTCCATAAATGATCTATTGGTTGCTTCAGCGTTAGCCCTATTTACATCTTCAGTTAGACCTAATATAGATTTAGGTACTTTAAAAACAGCTAATATATCGTCTCGCATCAATCTTTGTTGTGCCGCAAAGTCTAATTCTTTAGCACCCTGGGTAAGTTTATCTACTTTCAAACCATTACCTAAGAAAGCTACTTTGTTTGATTTAGACCTTCCACCATAACTTGATTGCCATTGATTAATAAATCTCTTTATAACAGCTTCACTTAGATTCTTCTCAGTAGAAAATACCATACTTGGTAAAGCACTATTGAAAAAGAAATTACGATTGTACTCTTGAGCAAAAGTTAAGATATCTACAGGTAAAGCGGCACTCTGTAAGGGTCCTTTACCTCTATAAGGATTGAGAGGATTAAAATTCTTAAAATGAATTACATTGTCTCTAGGAATTACTACCTTCTCAATACTCCCACCAGGATGATAGGTATAATGATCAATTATTTCAGTCTTACTAGGTACAATCTTCATCCAATCAGGTCTAACTAACCAAAACTCTTTAGGCTTTTTACCTTCTTTTAGTATAATCCAAAAGGCCTCACCAGTTAATTCAAGATAGATTTGAGTAGCTTCAGCAATATCATAAAAAGTAGTTAGTGGGTTTACATAACGAAGTAGACTTAATACCTCATGCTCAAATACTTCCTCACTCTCAGGTTTACCTTTAGCTTTACTCTTAATAAATTTAGTCTTAAATAAATGTAAGTCAATAGATGCAACTTCTTGAGAGATAGCAGAAATAGCTGTATAAGGATAACCGCTATAAGCTTTTAAGTATTCTTTAGAATTTCTTAAAGGTGGTTGTGGTAAATTCATCACCGCTGTCATAGCTGGCTTCGGTTTCTCAACTTTTGATTTGGCCATATATTTAATCCTACCACTAATTTTATAAATAATAAATCTAAGTATCCATAATAATCATTTGTGGTGCACTATCTTGGGTATCCCAAAAAGCTAATCCAAGTGCATCTCCTTTATCAGGCGACACTCCCAATCTCTTTTTCATATCAGCCTTCGCCTCAATCTTAATTTTTCTTTCAGAACTATATTTATATCTTATCTCACCCAATTGTTTTTTTAGCTCTGGATCATCAGGGATAGATATTTGACTTCGCCCTTTCTTATCAGGTTTAAATAGAAGTCTTAAATGCCAATGTAATTGTGCCCTTAAATTAAAGAATCTATCTTTAGCTTCAACATCACCTATCCAACCCCTAGGAGCTTCCCCAACATTAACAGGTACAATATCTGTATCAATCCAATTATCATTATGCTCACTACCTTGTAACTCTAATAATCTATCGTGAACCCCACCACCAACTCCAATAGAATCAGTACAATGCACATTAGGACTGTATTTTTCTAACTTCTCAGTAGTCCAACCAGTAACTTCCATTGTGTCCATATGATTAGTTACATCAATAGCTTTTACTTCCCCGCCTTTTCTATATATAAAAACAGTACTATCTCTGCCAAACCTAGCTACATCCAAACCCGATTGCTTATGTTCCCCCTCACAATTCTTCTGATTAACAGCATTCTCAATCCAAGCTCTAGGAATAAGAGCATCCTCTGCACCACCTTCAGGAAACTTACACTCATAAAAAATAGTCCAATCTAACTCACTCATTGTCTCTCTAGCTTCATTCAAGAACTCTTGTGTGATTCTTTTCTCGGCTAATGCTTGTCTCCAATCAATACTAAGACTTGTATATCTCTTAGAATCAAAAGATTTACCAAAGTGATTATTCTCAAAAGGATTTCCTAATTGAATTAATTTACCATCTGCAACACCACCAACCATTCTCAAAATCTTAGAAAACATAGTATCAGGAATTAAAGATGATTCGTCTACCAACACAATCGTTGCACCAAATCCCATTAAACCCTTTGACTCTTTAGCCACAAATTTAGCTTCAGCAGTTAACATCTTAATTTCACTACCATTTTTAAAAGTGATTCTATTCTTACTTCTTTCCTGCCTTAATCTTTCAACTGTACCTTCAGAGTAATCAATCATCCCTGTTAATAAAGGATGATCAAATAAATGCTCAACAATCTTACCCATAATAATTGCCGCTTGTTTACCTGACGGAGCAACAATTAGTATTTTTTCTTTTCTCTCAATAGCACACATAATAAGAGCCATTGAAGCTACCTCACTCTTTCCATATTGGGTAACAGCTTTTACTGTACCCCTAAGAATACTAGGCTCATAAACAATTCTAAAAATTTCTTCTTGACCAGGAGTTAACTTAAATCTTCCACCATTAAGATCACGAAAGTAAACTAGGCAACGCTTAGAATATTTTGATAAAGACATTATTTTTTCTTAGCATCAGTATTCTCATCTAATAAACCTGCTAACCTTTGAATTTCAGCTTCAGGATCATATATACCAATATTCTTTCTTTCACCAAATTCGCCCCTTGTTAAATTACTATTAGTAGCAAACCATTTAAGAAAGCTATTATCTTCAGCAGTTAAAGTCTGTTCAGCATTTTGCTTTTTAATAATATCTTGTAGGTGTCTAACAATAGCATTATTAGTTAATACAGAAACAAACTGTCTGTACCTATTGATTTGCTCCAGAAACTTAGGATTACGATCCATTATATAATAAAAAGTAGAACTTGAAATTTCGGCTTCTAATAGGGATTTTCTTACACTTAGACCACTCTTTAAATAAGGCTCTAGTTTCTGGAGCATTATTTTTTTATCTTCTTCACTAATTGGTGGTCTACCACCTTTATCTTTTTCTTCTTCTGTCATAATATTTTTATTATAGATTACTTATGATTTCTTTGCTAATATCT